TGAAAGGAATGCACCTGCGGTCAGTACTGCTGGGTTTTTCATATTCATTTAGTTGATGCTCCTAGTAACGGTATTTGAAAGAACGAACCATCCGTATCACCTTTGCTAGTAAAAGATACGTGCATATGGTGACGATGCTTATTGATCGCCGTATACGTGCGCCAACGCCAGGCGCTTTTAGCGCTGGCAATCTTGCCGTCGAAGATGATGTATTTAAGGCGTTTATCAGACTTTGCCAAGAGACGAAGTTGATCCGCCACGTCAGGCATGAGATCTGGCTTTGCTTTACCGGACAAATCGCGATCAACATCAACGGCACGTACCCAGCCTTGCTCATCTGGATTATGGTCAGACTTACGAGCTGAGTGGCGAGTATCGCCGATCCAGCCGTCCGAGGTACGGTCGCGATCGCCGAAACAATCATCGAATTGTTCACGAAGTTGTTGTCCAGCTTTGCAAAGTTTTGGCTTAGGCATTAAATACCTAAAGCTGCTTTTAGATCATTTAGATTTAAGCCAACTGATTCTAACTTTGCTTCGATTGTTGGTTCTGGCGCAACGGTTGTCCCATTGTGCTTAGCAACTATTGCAGCGGCTTTCTTATCATCTGTTTCAAGAGTGATCGTGTTATCGCCGTTATCTTGAACGCGATTAATTTCAATTCCAACGGCAGCAAGTTCAGCGATTAGTTCTGCACCGTTTAGGTTTTCTGGCTTTGTATAAGTAGTCATTATGCTCCTAAGTAAATTGCGCCGAATTGGCAATCCGCTGCGCCGCCGTAGAATGTAAGGCTGCCGCCTGAATTCTGATATGTATTAACTTCGATGTAATCGCCAGCAGCTAGAACCGCAGCGCCTACTGGGTTTAAGCCCATATTATTTGCTGACGATGCTGAATCATTACCAACGCGGCTTGGTGTGCCAGTTCTACCATTTACCAAGATTTCTAATTGACGGTACCCGCTTGTGTTATTTGCATAAGCGCCCCAAGCAAATACGTAATATTTTCCACCTTTGCCTGCTGGGATAGTTATACGACCCGTATTAGTTGAAGTCGAATGAAAACCGTCTGTATCTAAGATTTCGGTATTGAACGTAAGAATCGTATCTGTAGCATTTGAAATCGTATAGTTTGCAGAATTGTAAAGTATGCAACCAACGGCGGTTGATCCGCTTGCTGGAGTAGCCCATTTTAAGCCAGTTGCTTCTGCTGAATCTGCTGTTAAAACTTGGCCGTTAGTACCTACCGCCAAGCGCGCTGGAGTGTCAGCAGCGGTTGCGGCAATAAGATCACCCTTAGCGTCAACGATTGCATTTTGGATGGCGTTTGAATCATCTTGAGCAACCCAAGTAAAATCAAGATCAGTGCCTGATGCTTTTGATAAAACTTGGCCAGTTGTGCCGCCTTTAAGATCGACCAAGGCTGTATCAATATCCTGACCAAGGGCTGCGATGGCTGTAGCGCCGTCCTTCACCAAGTCAGTTGATTGGGGTATATCCCAACCAAAGTTAGTTGTTGTTGTTGCCATTAGGCTACTGCTCCTATCGCGTCATTCCATATAAGGGTTGGGGACAAAGTATTCCATGCTTCAGCCGCGTTTACTTGGTACCATTTTACCGCAACTTGGCTAAAAGCAATCGGAGATGCGTTAAAAGTTATTCTCAGGTCGTTGTAAGAAGCCTGAAATCTCCAGCCCTCGACGTAACCCTGAAATGACCCATCCGAGATATTGCCGGGTAGGTTTTGAATCCATACTGGCTGACCCATAAAGATATTGAGTAAAGCATCTCGATCAGCAGCGTCAATTTCGGGGTTGCCAAGAGGGAAAGTGATTGACTCAAATTTAGCCTGAGGGTAGGCCCGAAGGGCAATATATCGATCTGCTAAGTCTTCAGCGTCTGGCGTGTCTTTAATCCGTGAGGTGTAAGTCTCTGCGTAAATTCCATAAGTAGATTGGCTTAGTGTGTCCTGAGCTGTATAGGAGCTTGCGCCTGAAGTGCCATAAATTAAATTATATTTATTGCGTAAATCACCTGATTTAGTAGTTGTAGCAAGGCCTGCGCCCAAAGCGTGATTTGCATCTAAAATAGTGTAGCCATTGGCCGCTAAATAGTTTTGGCGGTGTACTGAATCAGCATATCCAATATTGCCCTGAGCGTCTTCATAAAGTACACCTAAAGCTGAATTAGCAATATCAGTAGTTAAAGAATATAAATCTGTTTCTTCTGATGATCGAGCAATCATCAAATAACTGCCTGGACGATCAATATCGCCTAATCCAAGGTTGACCGCATCTTCCCAAGTCTCTGTTGGGTTATAGGTTGCCCATGTTTGAGCTGCTGGGACTTCATTCCACTGGCCAAGTAAATAACCTGAAAGAAGCGTGTATATCTGATCGCCATCTTCATCAGTAGATAAAATACCGGCATCAATAATCTTAGGTAGTTTAGATAAAGCCCCCAACGCAGTAATAGTGGCAACGGTTGTAACTGCTACCGAACCAGCGTCATTAACTGCAATAGTAAAATCGCTAATATATCCGCCAAAAATAGGCACATAATCACCAGATGAATCAGTTACCTCAATTGTCATGCCAGTACCGACATTAAAGGGATAACTGCTGTTATCTAAGTTAATTAATTGCACCTGGCAATAGCCAGCAACTGGCTGCGAGTAGATATCTGTGCGGCCAGAAGTCACGACCAAATTAGCAAGGGTGACGTCAGTGACTATTGAGCCATTGATTTTGACAAGCCATTCGGGTGTGTATTCAGCCATTTAGAATGCCAGCGCCGCTCCGCCTAGTGTGCCTCTAGCACTTGATTGGTTGAGTACATTGATGATGCTTCGGGCTGTACCCTCAGTATCGATTGCCCCGTTTACGGTTATGTTGTTATTAACCATCTGAGTAGCAGACATGCCACCAGCTGAAGGCACTGCAAAACTTGGTGAATATGAAGCGTTATCAAATGGGTTTAACGCTGATCCAATTTGCTTAGATATATCGATTACGCGCTTGATCTTGCTATATAAATCATCGAAGAATGAGACTACGCGGGCAAGGCCATCAATCAAGGCTCCTATGGCTCCGCCTACAATTTCAAATGCTTTACCCAAGGTTTTGCTTAGGATTGGCGCTAATACGTCTCTAGCAAATTCTGCTACGCCTTTGAATAGGGCGAGTAAAGGCTTTAGTTCATCGCTATTGCGAGCCAAAGAATCGCGCACTGAGTTAAACGCTGATCGAAGGCCATTGGTAATCGGTGTCATGAATTCTATGACCGGGCGAAGCTTGTCCCCAAGGTTGCTAGTAAAGTCTGCAATCGCTGGGATTACCTTTTGAACCAAAGTCTCAATAAGTGGCGTAATAGCTGTCAGAATGTATCCGCCGATGGTTTCTTTGCCTTCATCGAAGGCCACCTGTAAACGGGCTAACTTTCCTTGGAATGTATCGGCTTGCTTTGATGCTTGGTTTTCGAAAGTACCAGCAAGTTTTGCTGTGATTTGGTCAAATGAAAGAGTTTTAAGTTCAGCCTTATCAAGACCAACGCCTAAGCGCCCAAGGCCTGCTAGGTTGCCTTCCTGAGCCTTTGAGAGGGCTTCTGTGACTTGTTGAAGGGATTTGCCACTACCAGCCGCAATATCAAGCGCAAGGGTCTGTAAACGCTGCGCTTTGTCAACGTCTTTGGTTGCACGAGTTAAGCGATCGAGCGATGGACGAAGTTCATCATCGGTGACGCCAGTGGCAAGGCTAGTCTGGAGAATGTAATCTTCAGTTGCCTTAATCTGGGCGTCGGTTGCGTTGTTGACGTTCTTTAAAGTGTTGGCTAACTTGGCTTGAGCTGCTTCATCCTCGATGGCAGATTTAACGCCATCTACGGCTAACTTGCCAGCATAGGCAACCGCAGCTGCGCCAGCAACGGCAAATGCCACGCCAGCCTTCTTGCCAAACTCGCTGACTTTATCGCCAAATGATTGCACATCTTTTGAGCCAGTATCGAGGCTTTTCTTTAGATTATCTACATCTCCAAGGATGGATAACTTCAGCGTTCTATTGCCTGCCATTAGTCCCACTCCTTCAAAATGCGATCAAATGCGCTTTCCCACTTGCGGA